CGGTGAGCGCAACCACCGAGGACTGTACGACTGATTTATAGGACACGTTGATGCGTATCTGATTACCCTGGAATCCGGCATTTTTCGCGACAAAAACGATACCGCCTAGCACTACTTCATGTTGATACATCACCGGCAAATCATATGCAGATGCGGCCTCTACAAACGCGTTGTAAATATCCAGGCCAGACATAGTGCCGTCCTCGCTCACCTGGACCACCTGCCCGGCAATATCGAACTGCAAAATCCCGCCACTTCCCAGACCGGTTATATTTCCGAATGTCACAACCCACTGCGCGTGAGATGCCAGAATATTTGACGTATCATCCAACGCAATAGCTTGCAGCGTTACAAACGGATTCGCCTTAATTGCCGCCTTGCACATCAAATGCAGTTGCGAGCCGCTGCCAAAATACAGCGCCGCTTCCGCGTCTGTGAATACATCCATCACCACGCCAGCATCTACTTCGCCCACAGTGAAGTGTCCGTCATGCGCGCCGAGTAAAATTTGTGCGGTGGCATTGGTGCGCTGCCCGATCATCAACACCTTCTGCAGATTTCCCGGCAACGTGCGAACCGCCAGTTTGGTGTTGAACTCAAAATACTTACCCGGCTTGCGCAGGCTGGACGGGATCGTCTCGAACGAAACATTTGCGCTACTCATGATGCGGCTCCTTCGGTTTTAGGTTTGGCGGCGGCCTTGGCTGCCGCCTTGTCTGCTGCTGCTTTGGCTGCAATCTCACCAGCTTTGGCAGTTGCGATCGCATCCTGCTGCGCAGTAAATTCCGCCTCGGATTTTTCAATCAAATCCTTGTCCGCAATGCGGCGCATGTAATAAGCCGACTTCGGCACATCCACGATCAGCGCATCCGTGATGTATTCGCGCGGCTTGTTTTCTTTCGAGACCTTGAGTCCTTTGACGGCGATCACTTTCATGTTCATTCCTTTTTGTAGGGGCGAATTCATTCGCCCATCGGGTTATTCAAGGGCGAACACCCAGAGGGTGCAAGAACCTCTTCGAGGTGAATTCGCCATTACTCTAAAGCCACCACATCACCCGCAACCGCCTCAACCACGCCCGGCAAGTAATACTCAATCCCCAGCGACATCCAATCAGGATCATCCAGATCAATCGGCACGCGCGGTTGCGTCTCGATGAAGTCGCAATGCCACTCCCTGGCGAATACCGCCACGCCCTGGCTGTTGTGTTTGGTGTTAAACAACGTCCTGATCGCGCCCGGCTTCAGCGGCGTGATCGCCAGCCCCAAATCGCTGCCCGCCAGCAGCAACCCCACATCCTTCAAAATCTGGTAAACGCCAACTTCTTTAATCTGTCCTGCGACCGTTAATCCTTGGCGCGTGGCACGTTCACCGCGCACATTGCGCGCACCGCACAGCGTCACAAACGTGGCCTGTGTCTTCCACTTGCCGCCTGCCGTGCTCATCTTGGTAGATGCCCGGCAACCCGCAAACGTCACCCACACCGCCGGGAACTTGCGTACCACCTTCGCCAGATCGTCATCGAACTCGCCGCCGTAGCTTTCCACATTAGCCAGCTTGTAACCCAGCCCCGGATCAGCATCCGATGCAGCTTTGATGCGGTCGATAATTGCGTCTTCGATTAACGAGATCATCAGTAATCAGCCAACGTGTCTTTCGTGAACGTTCTTTCACCGCCCACCACTTGCACAGAGCCTTGCTCGACCGGCGCATGACCGACCGCATCCAGACCCAGACTGAGTTTGCCGCTGGCGACATTCTCAAAAAACTTGATCGCATCCTTGTAACGCCGGTAAACAATGTCCGTCTCGGTCACATCCGCACCGCTCAAACGGTAACGGGTAATGTCGTCGGCGAATCCCTCGATCACTATTGGCACATTGCTCAACGGTAGCGCGTAGCGCGCTGCCAGGTAAGGGTCGATCTCCGCGTTGGCATTCGCCCGCGCCGAATCCAGCACCGCATCGTTTATCAAACCCAACCCTTCGCGGTCGGTCAGCGCGATCACCTCGGCTTCGCCGAAGCGCGAGATCATCCCCGCCTTAGTAGCGTAATAAATCGGTGCTTCAGCCATTTACAATTGCCCCTGCCGGCTCGCGTAAAACGCTGCCTGCTGCGCTGCTGTAGCCACCTCGTCCCAGTCGTCACCGGCGGCATTGATGACTTGGAACGTATTGCCCGCTTCGTCGATGATGTGCGCGATCAGCGGGTTAAAATTTTCTGGCTTGAACATTTCTACCTCTTAATATTTTGCGGCCAAGTAAAAATCTGTTTGCGCCACCGCGCCGTTGACGTAACGCACACGAACATGCGGAGCGATTAACAACGCGCCGAGCGCTGTGACGTAGGACAATGCCGCCAGAGCCAACTTACCCATAGGCTTCCACGTCACGCCCGCATCCATCGAATAATCGACATACGTAGTTCCCGCCGCCTCGGTTACTACGGCAAACGCCAACGAAGGCCAACTAGGATCAACAGCGATCGCTCCGCCCACAAATGTTGCGTTAGCGGCGAGCGGCGTTGTGCTGATCGGGTAATAATCGCCACTGCCACCCGTGTTCGCTGTCAAGGTAACGCCGCGCTTATCGAACCGGGGTTTTCCGGCGTAATTCTTTGGCATGATTAAACCTGCGCCTTATTGATTTCCGCCCAAGCCGCATCGCGCTCTTTGCCGCTCACCGGCCAGCCGAGGATCACGGCCAGCGATTCAGTCTTCGGCGCGCCGGAGGCGATGAACAAATCCTTGTTGGCAGGGTCAAGCTGGCCGCAAGCCGCGATGATGGCCGCGAGGCGTTCGGCGGGGTCGGTGGGTGCGGTTGGGGCAACTGGCTCGACTTCATCTCCGATTGCACCGGCTGCGCGCAACGCGATTACTTCCTTACCGTCTTCCAACTCGATGGTGTCGCCGATTTCGTAGCGTTGTTTGTTGCGGATGATTGGCGATAAAACTGAGTATTTTTTCATGGTGTCCTCGTTCGGTTTGCCCCTCCCACCCCGCGCTCAAGGCGGGGCGGGCAGATATGGGCGCATTGCCCCGGCTCGCTCAGTATTCTTAAGCCACCGCGTTCTGGAACAGGTAGCCACCCTCTTGGAACGTGACGATCTCTTTCACGAACTCGACCACGCGCACGGTATTGCCGCCCAACGCGCCGCGCTTTGGCTCGGGGATGGTGGTCACAAAACGATCCATCCATTGCGCCGTCATGGCAAACGTGGGCAACACAAAGCCTTCGGTCGAACGCACGTTGCGGTCGATGCGCAACAGGGCGGCGTGGTTGCCCCACAGGCGCGCCATGTTGGCGGCCTGGCCTTTTTTGGCCGCGTTGTAGAACGCCTCGCCCACATACACCTCGTCCAGCTCCAGCAAATCCGCCAGCGCTTTGCGCGTCACCGAGCCTTTGGCGGCAGCGCCGCCCGCAATATCGCCCTGATTGTTCAGCACAGCCGCCACGATGGATGGGTGGCTGCGCAGCTTCGTGAATACTTTGCGACCCATCGTGAAAATATTCGGGCGCACCAGCATGCCATCCAGCGCATCCATGATCGCGGCGTAGGGGTCGCTGTTGGCGTAGTCGCTCCACTGGTCGTTTCCAGCCAATGCGACACGCAGCGATGCGTGGTAGGTGGCCGGGTTGGAATACAGATCGGCCACACGCTTTTCGCGCGCCAGCTCGACCAGAATCGCCGTGCCTTCCGCCGCAACTGCGAACGGTTTGAAGTTGGTTTGCTGCGCATCCGCCACTTTTTGGTCGCGGTTTGGCACAAAGCTATCCAGCCCTTGGTCGGTGATCTTGTCGGGCACATCGGTCGCGCCGAAGTCCACCTGATTCGGCTCGGACGTTCTGCCGATATTGGTATCGGGAATATTGAACAGATCAGCACTCTCCAGCTTGGAATAGATAAACTTCTCGCCATCGACGGGCACGCGAGGGCAAACCAGATCGGCGATCATCCCTTGCGGCTTCACCGCCATCGCAATTTGCGTCAGGCGTGGGTTGGAATCGAACGGCGCGGTATTGCCGGCGGCGGCAAACGCCATCGCACCCAAAGCGCCGGGTTCGTACTGGATTACACCCGCCATCGCTGCACCGCAAAACACCAGCGCCGCCAACACAAAAACCCATTTGATTGTCTTGCTCATCTCAATATCTCCTGAAAGTTAAAACGAATTGCGGAGCTGCTTAGCCCTGCATCACACCCGGCACGACCAACAGCGAACCGATGTCGCCCAGCACACCGGACACCTCGGCCACACCGATTGTGCGCACGTTAGCCCCGGCAGCCGGAGCGGCCACAATCGCGCGACCGGACGCATCGCTGGTCAGCAGATCGCCGCGCGTCACCGCGCCGCCATACTCGACTTCGAGAATGCCGCTACGGCTCACATCCACACGTTCACCGAGCACCGGTGCAACTCGCCCCGTCACGCCGATCAATAAATCGGTGGCCGCAGCGGCTTGCGCCACACCGCCATCTGCCGCGCCGAACTTGACAATGCGGTACTTCCCGATTGCCGCGTCGGCGGTGTAAGTCTTGTCCAAACCATTGTTCTTCATCGCACGCTCCTTTTGTTATTGCTTGTCTTTGCCAGCCGCGACCGCATCAACCGCTTCCGCGAAGCTGATGTTCTCGCCCTGGCCATCCATACGCGCCTTGAAATCCCGCGCGCGCTGCGCCACCTCGGCATTGGTCAGCGGCACACCTTCTTTGCCCGCACCCGCCACCTCAGCAAACTCAACCAGCTTCGGCGCGGCCAGCAGCGCCGCCTTGTGCGCTTCAAGCAAAGGCTTCTTGGCATCACCCTCGCCGAACTCGATCACTTGCTCTTGAGAGGCCATGAAGTCGAGCGTAGCTACGGTCAAATCCTTGTTGGCGGGAAGCAGCTTGCCTTCCTTCACCAGACCTTCGGCAAAGGCAACATGCCCGTCATGCAACACAGCGGATTTGCGTTTCGTTTCAGCTTCGGCGAAGGCGACTTGCTGTTCCTTAATGGTTGCGTTTTCTGCGCGCAGGCGCTCCAGCTCAGCTTTGTCTTCAGCGGACATTTCATCTCCTTGTTGGTTGGGTTTTGATTCGGAAAATGCCGGAGCAACTTCTCCGGCTTTGGCTTGCGATTCGCGCAACTCGTCTTGCGCGCCTTGCTCAAGCGCCGCGACCTGATAATCCGGGATGATGCTGTCGGCCACTTCCAGCCCTTTTTCGCCGATGAACCAATCGCGGATTCGACGGAACAAGGCGGCAATGGTCACGTCGTCATATTCCGAAAACTCGGCAACGCCGATCTCCTCGGAGAACATCAGCAAACCTTCTTCCTGCTCGGAAAATTCAGCGTCCGGCATACCCTTCACCGATGGCGGCACAGCACCAAGGAAACCGATGTGCTTAAGGTAATAAACGCCGGGAACAGGATTGTCTTTGTGATTTGGCGGATAGAACGCGGCAGAGCGCTTCTTCCAGCGACCAGCTTTTACATCTTCTGCAAAGGCCGCTTCAACCTGACGAGGAACAGCCAACAAGACACCAGCCTTGCTAATTAGTGATGCCGCCCAGCCGTAAGCCGGATCATCTGTTTTGGGGTGACCTTTTACGAAAGGCGCTTCGTGCTTGGCCGGATCGTAAGCCGCCGCAGTCGCACCCAACATCGACTGCGTGAATTCGATCACGTCACCGTTCGATGCCGTGCGCTTACCAGCCGCAAAGATGTGTATCGGTTTTTGTTTGGATGTGTTCATGGCTCGCATTTTGGCGAGTCACGAAAGGGAGGTTAAGGCGGAACACGTTCCGCTTGATTGATTTGTGCGGTGTACTTTTTTAGACTAACAGAGTGGGAAGTAAAAGCAAAACACAAAAACCGCACCCCACCGTCGCTCTTGAATCACCCGCAAAACGATTTATAAACTACTTTACAGCGATTGGAGCACCTGCCGCCGCATCATCGCAGCCACTCGATGAACCCAGAGGCTTAAAACAACCTCAAATTTTTTTCTACTTCCGGCTCTCTCGATTCAATTTTGCGAACCCAGCGCGGGGTAATTCCATGCAGCAGTGCCGCCTCGGTCTGCGAATAACCTTCATCCCGGCTTTTGACGACTTGTCGCTGGCGAATCTTAACCAGCGCCAGTTTGCAATTCGGCACGGTGATCGTCTCTCCGCCGAAATGTTTGACCAGCGCCTCGGCAGCTTTCTGGCCGGCCACGCCGATCAGCCAATGATCGGGCGGCAACGTCTTGGGGACGAACATCGGGATGCCAGGCCGCGCATCCACCAGTCGGATCGTGGCGCTGAACTCAATGAGCGCCACCAGCTCGCGCGCGAACGGCGGCAGGTCATTCACATCCACATCTTCCAGCGAGATTAACGTGCCAGCCATTTCTTCAACTCCTCGATCAACTTCTGCGCCTTCGCACCGCTCAGCCATTGCAGCGCATCCACGCCATGCTGGCGCTTCACGAACGCGGCCAGCGCATCTTCGGACGGGTTGCGCACCTTGCCCGCCGCGTGCAATTGCAGCCACAGCGCGCGTATCTTTGTGCTTTGCGGGTCGTCGGCTAGCTTGCGCTTCTGCGGCTTGGCGGTGCGCTTCCAGCCGCACGCTTCCAAATGTTTCAAAACATTTTTACGCCCTGCAAAATCCAGCGCCGCACTAGACCGCACCCGCGCCACCGACCACAGCATCGAGCGGTAATCGCTGCTCTCGCTCTCGTCCTTGGCATCCATCCCAAGCTGCGTCGCCGCCATGTGGATCATGGCGAGGTCTTTGTTACGCTCGTTGGTGGCGGCGGGGAATTTGTTGGGGCGTTTGGTGGCGCGTTTGGTCGGCATGATCTACTCCAAACCTAGCGGCGCAGTTGCGCCGTTCACGCCACGGTTGAGTTCCGCGTTCTTGCCAGAGCGCATACCTGCGGCCACATCGTCCAGCTCGCGGCCGCTGATGTTGCGGCCATCGTTGCGGTTGCGGCCTGACAGACTGCGCAGGCTGGGATAGTTCTTGGCGATGTACGCCTCAATCGCCCGGGTCTGCTGCTCGTTGCCTGCCAGCGCAGCAATCTTGCCAGCAACAGCGCTTATCCATCCCTCGCAGAACAGATCGGCACGGCGTGTCTTGGTGGCTTGCTTGCAGCGGTTCAGTTTGGTGCTGATATGTTCGGTGCGTGCACGCTTGCATTGACGGTGTAGCACTTGAAACGCATAAGCCGAAATCTCCGGCGCTGCGCCGCAGCCAATGAAACACCAGCGACCGCTGTCGTTAAAGAACCCACTAGATTTGAAAATGATGCGACAGCCGAAGGATTCCGCCACCTTGCTGGCCAGCGCCCCCTCCCAATCTACCGGCTTCCTCTTCGACCCCGATTTGGCGTGCTCTTCGCACGCCTCGTATGCCAGCACGTCTTCGTTATCGATTCCGTATTTCTCCATCAGCGCCCGCGCCTGGCGCAGCGCCGCCTCGGCCTCGTGCTCGTTGCTGCTGGCCGACAGCGCCATACACTTCTTGATCTTCCCGAAGATTGCTTTACGTTGCTCGTTCATTTGATCTCCCAGCGCGCGCAGAATCCTTCAAAGCAATCGGTTTGGTATTGGTTACGAAACCACAAAAGCATTTCAGACATCGTGCCGAATCCGTCTGCATTTGCGAATGCGATCGCATCGTTAACACCGAGCGCCCAACCATCCACAACGATGACTCGATCATCAATGTGCATCCGCACGCTTCGGCACTCGACCACCGGCGCAGCGCGCAGCAGCCTTGCCGCACGTGTGCGCAGCCCGGTGTAGCACTTGGCTATATCGCCCGGCACTGGCCGCCTGCCGTCCTTGCGGTTGCGGCGGATCGTCTGGCACTTCTCGCCGCTCTCGACGCGTGGCGCAAACTCTTTTTTGAAATTGAACAGAAACGTGGTCATTCTTCGTCCCCCCACAGCTCAAAGTTGAAATCGAAGCTGCACTTACCGTTCAGCCACAACGCAAAGCCGATGGCGACGGCCAACCAGAACAAAGCGCCGGTGAATTCGAGGAAATTCACGGAGCCACCTCGTCGAGTGCGAACCAGCCATCGGCTTCGGCAGATGGTTTCAACGCGCCCGCGTTGTCCGCGATGAACATGCAACAGTTGGCGAGATCGACTGCGTGCATGTTCATGTTGGGCGATTGAAAACGGATGCAGGATTCAAGCTGCGATTTTTTCATCGCGACATTGACGGCAAGATCGGGGAAGGTTCTTTGCTTCCACGAAGTGCCCTTGTCCGCATCCTTCTCGCGCAGGCGTTTCTCCATCAGCAGCGCGAAGGCCAGCACTTCTGGGCGGAGTTCTTGCACTTGGAATTTCATTGCGCCACCTCCAGCTCGATGACCAGGAATGAGCCGTTACCAATGTCGAGCCGAACAGGCGCGGCCATCGCGGCAATGCCGATTTTCTTGACCGCGATCTCGATGGTCTCTTCGATGGACGGCTGGTAGCCTTGGCTCTCCATCACGAAATCGCTGCTGCGCACTGCGCGTGATACGTGATCGAGGGTGACGTTGGTGGCGGGCTTGGCGGGTTCGATGTCCTTGCCAAGGATATGCTCAAGCACTTCCAGTTGATGGTCGATCCGTTCGCGCTTGATCTGGTTGCTCATACAATCTGTGGCAAGGTCGATCTCTACGAGCAGCTTGTGCGCGGCCTGTTTAAGCTTGTTCAGTTGGTCGCTCATGCCGCCACCTCTTGCTCAAACGGCGTAATCACAAAATCCTCCACGCCCGTCACCACGGTGATTCCTGCCACGCCTTTGACGGCCTCCGGCTCGTTGAGGATGGCTTCCTTGTTGATCTCTTCCTTGGTGCGCACGAAGCGGCTGAGGCCGAATCCCTTGAGGGCTTCGATGACGCTTTCCACGCCGCGCACGCCGACGCTGGGCGGGCGCTGCCGCCACTGCACTTCGCCGGTGATGAGGTTGGCGGTCTTCACCTTGCCATCGTTGGTCAGCTCATTGCGGTGCGCTTCGCAGTAGCCCTGTATGCCTTCCTGAATGGTGTTAATGAGTTCTTCTTTCGCTTCCAGCGCAGGCTGAAATTTCGCGGTCACCACGGCGATGGCATCGTTCATATCGGCCATCAAACGCAGCTTTTCGCGTTGCAGATCGCCGAGCTGCTTGATGTCGGCAGCGGCTGCGTCCTTGCTCTGCGGAACGTAGATTTGCGCCTTGGCTTTGATGCGGGTTTTGTTGGGTGTAGCCATGTTGGTCTCCTGTTGTAGGGGCGAATTCATTCGCCCGTTTGGGTTGTGCAAGGGCGAATGAATTCGCCCCTACGTGGGTAGGTGCAATTGGCCGATCAAGTCGGCCATCGGTATCTTGGTCAGGCGGCTTGCCAGGTGCAGACTGTGCTTGGCGCGGTGGATCAGAAAGTCGGTGGTCTCGCGCAACTCTTCCGGTGTTTCGGCGATGTAATAACCATGTTTCGGCGTACCGCAAACCGCGTGGTTTTTGTCGCGCAGCGCGCTCACCAGCAGCCGCACCTGGCGCGGCTCGACGTTGAGCTGCACGGCCAGTTGTTTAACGCCGATGCCATTACCCTTGCCGATGTGATGCGAGAGCAGGGCGAGCAGTTGGTCAGGTGTTTGCATTGGGTTTACCTCCTTTGAGTGCAGCTTTAACGTGATCCGGCATCGCACCTCGCACCCTCTCCCCCTTCCCCTCTCCCGCGCGCGGGAGAGGGGGGAGCGAAGCGGAGGGAGAGGGTGCGCCAACAGGCGTATGCCCACCGCGCCGCGCTTCGACTGCTGCCTCTTGCTTGGCCTCGGCCTTGTTGCTGTAGCCGCAGATGATCTCCAGCAGGTAACCGTGCGACTTCAGCGGCAGGGTGAGCTTGTCGCGCTTGGCCACGATCTCTTCCAACCCCATGCGCCAGTAGTCCTGCGGAGCAGACCAGATGCGGCCTCCGCGTTCGATCTTGGCCGCAGCGATGTCCGGTTGCAGCTCGCCCAGCAGACTCGCCAGGCGATCCATCGACAGGTTGCGTTTGGGCGGGCGAAACATGGCGACGTACTGCACCAACAGCTTGCCGAGCGGCGCAGGCAGCGACAGCGCCACCATCACCGCATCGCGCGCCCCTTCGTGCCCGATCAGCACGTCCAGGCTGGCGACTGCGCCGCAGGCTGGGCAGGTGGTTTTCATTCGTCCCCCATCCTGTGGATCAGCACGCCGGGCTTGGGGCTATAAGTTCCAGCCGGTAACGGCTGTTCGAGTTTCTTCCGTGCTGCATCACTGAATTCTCGCGCTTCGCACTTAGCAAAAAACTTGCTGACTTTGTGGGCGTTGCGCACCGTAACTTTCTTCTTTCCTACCTGTAGCGCATGCGATTCAGCGCCGATGCCATGCGCGATCTGCGTTTTGGTGTAGCCCTTTGCCAGCAGCTTATTGATGAGCTTCCATGTATCGGCAGCTGACGTGCGCACGTTTCCAGATTTTTGATCCGGCGTGACCGCGAGGATCAGGCGCTCAGTCCGTGCGCGGATTTGCTTTCTCTTCTCAGATTTGATCGCGGAGAGAATGCTGTCGGCGATGTCGGTGCATTCCTGAACAGCCCTTCGCCCAACGCCTTTGCGCGACAACTGGATCAGGTGCTGACGCGCCCGTGCAGCAGGGACGATGCCATTCCAGTCACCAGCCTTGCGAGCAACATTGCGAGCGCGTTCGTAGGCTGTATTCGCCCGGCGACAATCATCGCAGCGGCATCCGGCGGCGTAGCGCAGGCGATCTCCATGATCTCGGTTGGCAGCAAGCACAGTGATCGGCTTGAGTCCGCGCGCGCTCATGGTGTTAGACGGGTCAGTGCGCATAACCGGCTCTCCGCGCGTTCAGCAGAAAATCCATTCCGGCCAGCGTCTCTGCTTCAAGCGAACGAACGTCACCCGCATCAATCTCACCCGCCGTGTGCAGCCCGATCAAATACCCTTGCACCATGCCCACCGTGCGGTTTGTTTCTTCCGGGTTATTGGCAATCACGGCAGCAGTAACCTGTTTGCGCAACGAGGCGAGTACGTCGTATTGCTGATGATTGATAACTAGGCTCATCAATGCACCCTCGCTTCCCGCGCATCAGATGTCACCTGATGCGCTGCCCGGCGCTCGGCCAATTGTTTAGCCTGCAACAAGATCGCAGCCTGATCTCCAGCCTCGAAGCTGTCGGCGATTGCACCGAGCATCACGGCCATGTTGTTGGCGTGTGCGGTCAACATGTGCAGCTTTGCGCAGGTCTCACTAAGCTGCTGTGCCTGACTGATGGCATCACCTTCCAGTTCCTTGTATGCCTCGCGCAGTTCCTTGATGCCCATGCCGTCGATTTTGACCAACGTGGGGAAGCGGGTAATGGTGAAGTCATCCATGAATGCCTCCCACCTTCTGCAACGAGCGGAACGCATCAACCAGCCAGAACGGGATCAGCTCTGACGGGATGACGCTGCGCCAACCTGTGACGGGCTGCGCCTCATGCACCTGCACCTGCACGATGTCCCAGCGAACTTGGCAATCAAACCGCATCACGTAGCGATAGCGGAACGCTCCGTCCGCCGTGCGCTCGTAGGCATCCACCATGCCGTCAAGCTTGTAATTCAACCAGCCGTTGCGGATGATGATGATCGGCTGCTTGAGCGCACCGCGCTGCACGTGCTGCACCTCGAAGTGGTTGGCCTCAAGCCATTGCACACAGCGTCTGGCCTGCAATGCGATCTCGCGGCGTTGTTCGGCGATGGTGGGGTTCATGGCTGCACCTCCGTTTGAAACTCCCTCTCCCCCCGGGAGAGGGTTGGGGTGAGGGCGCGCACGTCACAACGCAGCACCGCATCGCCGATCCCAACCGTGCGGCCATTGAGGCATTGCACCATCGCCTCATTCTCCGCGACCATATCGAGGTAATCCTCCAGATGGTCGCGCGCGGCGTTGGCAATGCCAGTGATGCACAGAGCGATCACGGCCAGCAGCAGCGCCAGACGCAAGCGCGCTGCGCGCTTAGGGCGGTAGTCCGTGGCAGAGGAGACCAGGTTTTGATGGATTCGCATCATGGCTACACCTCCATCACTTGCTTGGAAGCCGAATTAACCGCATCGGCATTCACGCGAGGCATGCCGATGCGTGCGGCTTCGTTCATGCTGCGTGACATCAGGTTAGACACGGCCAGCGGGTAGAGCAGGCTTCGGCTGCTTTGGATACGTCCTGTTCTACTGGTTTCCGTTTCGGACAGGCGGGCGCGGATTTGCTCGATGCCGGAGTTGTCGATCACCTCGCTGATGGCTTTCCCGGCGCGCTCCAGCTTGAATTTCAGATAGGCTTCAAGGTAGTTATCCAGCGGCGGCAGATGCACCACTTGGCAGCGTTGAATGACTTCGCGCAAGTCGGTGTTCACCGGGTTCAAGCGTTTGTCGAGTTCGTTTTGTCCAACCAAAAGAATTGATAGCAGCGGCGTGCGGCCTATTTTCATTTCGTGGAAGCCCTTGAGATGGCGCAGCGTGGGCACGGCCAAACGGTGCGCCTCTTCGATGATGAGGCAATGGCGGTTGCGCTTATCCGCCTCGGCGCTGCGTTGCAGCGCCATGAACGTTGCGTGGCTTTTGTCTTCCAGCGACAGCGAACGGCGCGGCTGATCCGGCGCGACGCGGCGCAGGATGGCATCCAGAATTGAGGTGGCTTTTAGACGCTTTCCCTTGTTGTCATCGCCTTCCATGCCGACCACAAAGGGTTTGATGAGCATCACTTCGGGCGCTTCGTCGCGCAGGCGCTCTTCCATTTCTTCCACCAGCGTGCTTTTGCCAGCACCCGACTCGGCCACCACGGCCATGAACCCGCCGCGCTTGGCCGTGCCCATCATCGAATCCAGCACATCGTAAATATCCGGCGATACAAACACCTCCTCGCTGGATTCGACCGCATCCGTGAACGGGTCGCGGAACATGCCGAAATGTTTTTTTGCTGCTGGTGTAAGTGGTTTCTTAAGCTGTATCATTTGAACCTCCTGTGGTTGCTCGGGTTGCTGCACTTCAACTTCATCAAATGCACGGCGGCAAACTTCGACGGATGCGCCGTGCTGCTCTAGGAACCGCAGGATTCCCGCCCGGATGGTGTCGCTGTCCGGTTTCTTCGGGAATTGCCCGTGGTTGCAAATCTGCGCCACACCGGCTGGCGAGATTCCAAGGTGCTGCGCCAGCTCGCGCTGGGTTTTTCCTGCTTCGTCCAATGCTTGTTTCAGTTTCAACATGCTGCCTCCTTGAGTTGGGCGAATGAATTCGCCCCTACAAACCCACCACCGCCAACGGCGCTTGCTCACCGCGCAACAGCCGCGCCTTGAGCGCATCAGCCTCGGCTGCGGGTATCTTTCCTTCAGGGAAACGCTGCATCACCACCGCATAAAACGCGGGTTGCCAATCGCGCCCCATCTGCCGCGACAAATCGGCGATAGTTAGCGGCGGCAATTCAACCAGCACAGATAATTCGTGCTGCGCGCCGCGCTTCGGCATCCACGCCGGAGCTTGGTATTCCTCGGCTTGTTTGAATGGGTTGATCTCGCCGCCGAACGGGGTGGCTTTTTTCTTGCGCGCTGCGTCCACTTCGCCTTGCGTGGCGGCCTGCATGGCGAGTTTGTCGAGTTCCTTCACGGCGATCTGCGCCGGGGTGTCTTTGTGGGCGCGATATTCTTCACCGATCATCCGCGCGCCTTCGGCAAAGCCGAACTCACCCTTAGGAACTTCCGGTGCCTGGTACATCACCTTTCGCCCTTCGGCATCGTGCATCACCACTTGCGCCACATCCTCGCGCCACGCGTTGCGGCACACCAACACCTTGCTTTGGTTCTGCACGCCGGGCATATCGCCCACGCTGTACAGACGGCCTTTCAGGCTCACTTGCAGGAAGTCATTGACCGTGCGCGATTCCGGCTCTTCGTTGGCGCAGGCAAACATCACCTCGGCCTCGGGCGCGAAGATGAGCTGCTCGGCGGTGATGCGCTGCCATGCGGCATAACGCGTTTCGCCGTGGCGGCTGTGCAGCTTTGTGCCGTTCATCCAGTGCATCCACTTGAGCGCCATCGCGTTCAGCTCGTCCACGCTGGTGATGGGCGTGGGCAGCTTGTTCAGACCGCTCTCAAAGCCGCACTCGATCAAGTTGTGCGATTGCTCCACCTGCCCTTTGGCGCGCGGATTCTTCGGCTTGTTGACCTGCACGCGCACGCCCAGGCTGGTGCAGAGATTCATGAATGGCGCGGCGGTATTGGCGCTGCCGGGGTCGAGCATCACCATGCGCGGGATGCCGTGGTAGGGATAACCAACACGCATCTGCGTGGCCGCAACGAAGGCACTGATGAGATTGAACGAGCTTTCGCCGCCCAGCAGATAAATCACGAAGATCACCCCGCTGGCGTGGTCGGTGATCGAATAACGTTGCACCAGCAGGTGCTCAATCTTGATGAGGTTACCCAGCTTGTTCTTGTAAATTTCCGCGCTGTCCAGCGCCTCCATACGGTTGCCCGTTTTGACCGGCATCTTGTAGAGCACGCACAGCGAAGCGTCGATCTGCCACACGTGGTTCGGGTGCTCGCTGCGCAGCTGCACGGCGGGAGCGGGTTTGTTGAGTTGGTCGGGGTGCAGGCCGTAGCCGCGCAGCGCACGCGCTATGCTGCTTTCGCTGAGGTTCAGCACCTCTCCGGTGGCGGTATTAACCCATTCCGCCTTGATGACTCCCTCGGCGCGCAACTGCGCAACCGCATCACCCATGCTCAAAATGCGCTTGTTGTTCTTGCGCACGCTCTCGCGCAGCCATGCCGAGATCATCTTGGCATCTTCCAGCGTGAGAGCTGTTTCGCCCGCGTCGCTGCGCTGTTTGCGCGGTTTGGTCATCACGGTTTCCTTGAGTTTGCGCAACACAGTGGCGCGGGATAAATTCAGTTCGGCGCAGGCCGCCTGATAATGGGCTTCCTTGCTGCCGTGGGGCGCGCAGCGCACGGCCTGCGCCAGCGTCACCAGCTTTTCCGTCACCAAGCGGCTCATGATTAGTTCGCCTTGCCCGCCGCCGCTGCCTTCGCGTCAAAGCCCGGGCGCATCCATTCCGGCAGGTCATCGCCGTCCGGCTTGTCTTTGATCTGAAATTCCCCGCGCAGCCCGGCCACCGATGCTTCTATCTGGCACAGCAGCCCGGCGATAAAGTCATCGTGCGATTGATTGTTGGCGCGACCATGCTCGACCAGAGCGGCAATACAAGGACGCAAACAACCCGTCACCGCCGATTCGGCGGCATGCGCTTCAACCGATGCCTCGCTGCGCAATTCCTTGGCCACGGTATCCGGCGCTTGCTTGGCGACGCGCTTTCTGGCTTTGTTCAACTCTTCGTCCAGCTCGTTGATCTTTGCGTCCTTGCCCGCCAATTGGCGCTCTTTCGAGTCCGCCTTGGCCTGCGCCTCGCGCAGCGCACCGCGCAGCTCTTTCACCGACATCGTTGCGATCTCGTCCAAATGCAGCTCGCCGGTTTGCCCGGTGAGTTCCAGCTCTTCCAGCTGCTCGTCGTCGAGCACCAGCATCTCGAACAGTTTGGTTCGGTTGCCGATGGCTTTGATCAAATGCGGCGTTAACGCCGCATTTGAAAATTTAACGCTGGCATGCATAAATCGCTGGGCGACACGGGTTTCAATCCCCAACACATCCAGCCTTGCAATGAAGTTGCCATGTCCGCACGCCACTTTCAGCACCGCCAGCCCGCGCCCCACCTCAAGGCACGCCTCCACGCTGCGCC